CTGGGTATCTTCAGGCACAGTGTACAGATCTGCATTGTTTGTATCTGCGGGTGCTACTTGCCCCAGTACTTTTAATGTATCAGCCATTACTAGCTCCTAGCAATAAGAACTGATACTTACGCAATGACAAAGAACTGTCTCTGTCGCTTTGAGTTTTGACAGAATGTATGTCACTACTGACATCCTGGAAGTTTTGTTCAATAGTTCTTCTAGATATACCTTCGTTTACTTGCTCATATTCTTCGGTAGCAACGTTTAACGGCCTATAAGCTTTAAGCGTCATCGTCTGTTGTCCTGTCTTCCGTCAAGCCTTACATAGCCTATGCGCCAGCCATAACCTGAGCCACTGCTTTGTACCTTCATTGACACTTGGCGAGCTCGTGCTCGGATGTGTGCCTGATCAGTACTTGATGTAAACGCAGCAGACGCTATCGATGCTTGACTATCTGCGGGAAAGTTGTGGCCGTTTAAGCTGATCGTTACTTCATCGCCAGAATCAGCTTCCTTAAAGTAAATGTCAGGTATAATTCTGTGTATAGACCATGTGTGATCCCCTTCACCCAAGTCCATATCCGCAGTTTCTATATAAGCCGACATTGCAGATCCGTCATCGTCATAACCGGACTCATGGTTGTATAGCACGTTTTCGTAGCACACCTCTACTGTGCCACCGCCGCCAGTATCTGCCGTTGCTGTGTCCGCAATCGTAATTGTGTAGTTGTCCGCATCTGTAACAGAGACAACGGTATGCTGGTTATTTAATAGCACTGCTTCTAGACCGCCTACCGCTGATGCACCTTTTATGATGATTACGTCATCTACGGACAACCCATGGCTTGGGCTGTAAATTGAAACATTGCTATCAGAAGGATCAGATGTGTTTGTTGTTAGCGGATTATCCGACAGGCTTTTTTTAATGATTGACGATGCTAACGGGTACGTTTTAGTTACCGCTTGATTCCATTGCCCCCGACCAAGGCTTCCTGTGTACCACACGTTTTCTTCGTAGTTATAAATAACGTACTTGTCGTTTGTCCCGTCTCCTGACGCAGACGGATAAAACCATATGACTTCAGAAAAGTCAGGATTAGAGCCCGCAACCACTTTGAATGTTTGGTCTTTATCAAAGTCATCAAACACGGTAGTCAGCACTGGGCATGGTAGCTTTTGTACACTACCTGCGTACTTATAAAACGCGCCTCGATCCATAAAATACACTTCACCATTTGCGTTTACTGCCGCATTAGGTGAAATCATGGACATTCCCCTAGCTACTTCAGTAAACGAAAAGTAGAAGGGGCTACCAACATACCTCATACTGACAATGCCAGCGTCAGTCCAGATAAGAATTTCCTGTCTAGTAGCAAGGCCCCCAATAATCTCAGAACCTGATGACAGCTTCTGTCCACCAGCACTGTTTGTAGATAGTGCTTGCCATGTCCCCACAGTCTCTGAGCTCGACCACCGAACATTTAAGGGATCAATGTCTGTGGAGTTTACATCTGTTGCACCCAAGCATACTACATGCCGACCTACGTCAGACATTAACACTTGGAGGGCACCAGCTGGGGCATAGTGTGTTCCCGCTTGATAAGCGGCTGTAACACTGCTACCGCCACCAGTAGTCGTACTTGACGCTGCATCACCAGTATCAACTGTAAACGTTGTACCAGTAGGAATGCTTGCAATGGTATGCTCTTTGTTGATGCTTGCCGCAACTACACCGCCTACATCAGCTGCTCCTGCTAGGGTCACCTTATCCCCTACAGCAGCCCCGTGACCACCCTTGTCTGTTACAGTAATAACGCTTGAAGTGTTTGTTACTGATATCGGGTTCGACAAAAGGGTTACCGACCTGCGGACAACTTCTTCTAGTGGTATTGCTCGGGTTGATGTTCCATTGCTTTCGTCCCAGTAAAAAACTTTGCCTTGGCGAACGCAAGCGAGCATGTCATCGCCAAAATTATCTATAGACCAAATTCGCAACTGGCTTGCTTGACCAATGCCTGCAGCAGAACCCCACGTGCTGGATCCCCAAGTGCTTGATCCCCACCCACCACCAGATACATACGTATCTAGTCCGGTGTTAATTTGAAATGCAGCTGTTACGCTTGCGCCGCCAGCAGCAGTAGCGGTAGACGTAGCTTGTGCGCTACAAACAATGCGAAACTTTGTATCTGCGTTGCTTCCATCTGGGGCACCTAAAGCTACGATGCGATGCTCAATATTAATTTTAGCGGCTGCGATGCCCCCAGAATCAGCTGCGCCTGCTAAGGTTACGTAGTCGCCTACAACTGCACCGTGATTGGTAGATGTCGTGACGGTAACTACCGCTGTTTCATCTACGGTAGCAAGTGGGTTTGTGCCTAACGATACAGTGCTACGGACAGGTGTTACATCGTAGTAAGCACCACCAAGGTTTACGTACAGTTTTAAAGTGGTGCCTAACCCTATGTACTTGCCGCCACTATCCGTTACCCAGTCGTGTAAGCTCCTGCAAACGCCAAGGAATCGATCAGTAATATACTTACTCCAACCACCGATTTTTTCTACAAACCCTTTGCGAAACCTGACCTTGTCAGCGTCATACCAAGTACCCTCAGCAGAATACCTGGTACCATCCGTAAACATGCCCGGCTTTGGGGCAATTTTCATAAGAGGCATATTACAACTCTGCCTTATAACGCGAGCTCTCAATGCTGTCAGTGCAGCGCACATTGCTAGGTGCGTCCAAAGACCGACAACTACCCGTCGTAGAGCATCCCGTTATTACAAACAAACTTATAAACACCACTCTTACCATTTGACTTTGTTTGCCCAGTAGGCGGCACTCATCTTACCCTTCTTAATGTTCTTAGCGTGACGAGCCTTAAAGCTTTTGCGCCTTGCTTTGCCTTTTTTTGTTTTAGGGTTCTTGCCTGCACCGCTAACGCCCTGCTGACCAAACCTTATAAGTCGCACCTTGTCACCTTCTTTGGCTAAAACAGCATGTGACTTTTTAGCTTTAGGGGTGCGCTTAGGCTTGTTGTAGCCAGAAAACCGTTCACCGCGATACGTAATAGCCATTAATTTTGTGGTTCTGTTTTTATCACAAAGTGCGGACTGTCCCCCTCCAGGTTCCCGCCAATAATTGTTGAAGGAGAAAGCCCTGCTGCAGCTAAGGCAAAGTTTAACTGAGCCTGCGTGTTGTTGTTGGCCTCAATTAACTCTGCAAAAATTCTTGCTTGCTCAAGACTAAGGGATACTACGGTTTCATTACTAACTACCTTGCCGTTAGTCTTTTCTGCTTGCGAGTCTTTCTTTGAGGTTTGCTGTTTCTGCTTCGACTGATGCGAGACGTTCGCCATGCGTATCCACCTTTGTTCCGATACGGTTTACAGTGCGCTCAATTTGAGCGAGGGACTGTTTAGCCCCATTTAGTCCTGCCTTTACCCCGCCATAAGCGGCCCCTGCTGCGGCTGGTATAGCGAGTAAAGACATTAGAGTAGTCACGTCACTCTCCATCATCCTCGTCCCAAGGCAACGCTGGGTTATCGGTTGTGGGGTGAGCGTTTTCTTCTAATTCTTTTTCAACCAACCTCTCGTAAAGTTCGGTTTTTGATATTGTTTCTTCTGGGTCGTCTGGATTTTTTGACGGCACCCTTTCTGAGTCAAATATTGTTTTAACCCATGCCAGCACAGCATCTTGGGTTAAGTCAGTATATGGAGTAAAGTCATCTGGGTTCGGCTGACCTACAGCCAACAATCCGTACACGCTGGCTATGTTTGGAACCGTTTCTCCAGAAGAATCTACATACGTTCCGTCGTGACCAACCAAACGCCACTGCACGGAAGTAACCACATCCGTTAGGCCGTCTAAAGACTTATCTACAGTCATACCATCTACTTGCCATGTAAGTGTCATCTTAGCCAGCACTTATTTTTAAGGTTCCAGAATCGTTGTACAGGCTATTAGCCACACCAGGATCAGACGTTGGAAGGTTCGCCATCAAAACGTAGTTGCTTCCTAGCCTTAACGCTTCAGAACCTCCTGCCACAAACCTCATGTATCCGCTTGCAGCGGTAGAGTCGTGAGCATAAGAAATTGTTCCGCGATACTGTGCCGCGCCCGATGTCCCGTCAGCAAAGTCAATTCGTCCTGTGCCGTCATTGGCGTTTACTATGCTTATCCCTGCCCTGCCACCCGACGAAGTTTTTGCTATTACTAAGTTTGTCGTGTAATAATCACCCGGAGCCGATGTTCCTATACCAACTTGACCAGACGAGTCTATCCTCATTCGTTCGGCATTATTGGGACTAAGAATTAGATCGCTGTCAGTGTCTATTTCTAGTGAGGTGCTACTAGTAGCTAGTGTTAGAAAAGACCTTAACGTTCCTGCCCCATTAAGAAATCGCAGTTGTGAGGTGTCAGTTCCACCAATGGTGGTAATTCCATCGGCAACGGTCAGAAAGTCTGTGCCGATAGAGGTGTCGCCTGAAATATCTACTGCACCATTTATGTCTATGGTGGTAGCGTTTATTTCGAT